GTTGCATTGAATCAAGCCATCAAAGAAAATTTAAAAACATACATTAATTATTATAGAATGTTAACAGATGCTATCAATATTAAAGATGCATTCATTATTAACATTGGAATTAAATTCGAAATCACAGTTTTATCTAACTATAATAGCAACGAAGTTTTATTGAAATGCATCAATGATTTACAATCTTATTTCAATGTTGATAAATGGCAAATTAATCAACCGGTTGTTAAATCCGATGTAACTAATTTAATTGCTAATGTCAAAGGGGTTCAGTCTGTTGTAAATGTTGTATTTGATAATTTATATGATACCACGTTGAATTATTCAGGTAATGCTTATGATTTAGCATCAGCCACAAAAAATGGAATTATTTATCCGTCATTAGATCCTAGTATTTTTGAAGTTAAATTTCCAACACAAGACATTAAAGGTCGCGTAGTAAACTATTAAGGAAAATAAATGTTTAGAATATTTTATGCAGAAAAAGATGCAACGTTGTATGAATCAACTCCAACGTATAACACAGGACTAGATGAGGTTTTGCAAATTGGTAAACAGGTTGGTACCGATGGAGCTACATTGTTGAAGTCTCGAAGTCTTATTAAATTTGATATGGCTGAGATATCTGCATCTTTAGCTACATATGGAAAAACAATCAATGATTGTAAATTCATGTTGCAGTTGTATACTACTAACGCAAAAAACTTGCCGGCAGAATATTCCGTGTTTGCTAAATTAGCTGCACAGAATTGGATTAATGGTACCGGCACTCAAACATCATATACAACAGACGGAGTTACATGGGATAGTCCAATTTCTGGGACTGCTTGGATTTCTTCAAGTCAAAATCAACAAATTGGAACTAGCACATTGTATATCTCCGGGAGTGGTACTGGCGGGTCTTGGATGTTTCAATCGGCTTCCGTGAGCTCATCAGCTGGGCTAATTACATCTGAATCGTTTTCTTATCGTGCAACTGACATTAATATGGATGTAACTGATGCTGTGAAAATTTGGATGAGCGGTAGTGGAGGTGCTTCGATTCCGAATTATGGATTTTTATTGCAGATGTCAGATGCTGATGAAGCTAACGATGCTATAACTGGCGTTATTAGATATTTTAGTCGCGATACGCATACTATCTATGTGCCTAGATTAACTATGTACTTTGATAATAGTGCATATACAACAGGTTCACTAGCGCCAGTTGATTTAGAGTCATTTGTAATATATAACGCCGTTAAACCGCAGTATAAAGACACCGAGATTGCAAAAATACGTATTTATTCTCGAGATAAATATCCTAGAAAATCTCCTACAAATTTATTTCCAACACAGACAGTTAATTATCTTCCTGCTACTACTTATTATGCAGTTTTTGATGCCGCAACAGATGAGGCTATAATTCCGTATAATGATATTTATAATAAAGTAAGTTGCGATAGTACCAGTAACTACATTTATCTTGATATGAATGGCTTCATGCCAGAACGATATTATCGTTTAGAATTTAAAATCAAAGATGGATTTACAGAACAGTATATCGATGACCAAATTTATTTTAAAGTAGTTAGATAATGGCAGACACATATACAAACGATATCGATCCAATCACAGGGGCTCAACAAGCTCGATACCAAGTTAATGGCATTAATTATATTTCAGATAATGATGATATAATACCACGTGATGACGCTGGCAATATTATATTGACTGAATCCGGGTCTAATAATCCACTGTTAATTATAAATCCTGTTACTGAACAAATTACTACTAAATCCGTTTTGCGGGCTATTAAAACTAGTTTTCAATATTATAAATTTCCAGCAACAACACGTGTTGTTAATCAAGATGTATTTACTGGAAGTTTAGATATAGTAATACCAGATTTAACTACGACTATCGATCCGATATATGCACGATACAAACCATCTAGGAATTATGAAATCGATCCTAGTCAAATAACTGGAACATTAATGGACCAAGTTGTTGATGGTGCTATTCAATCTGAAACTAACAAATATACTATTACTAAAGAAATAAAAAATTCTGGAGCAAATTTACGTTTCCGAGTTAAAATGCATCATGTATTTTTAAATCCATTCATACCAGAAGGAGAAGCTATTTTTTCTGTAATTAAAGCCGGTCCGAATACTCCACTCGATACAAGTTATGAATTATTTTCATCTCCATCTGGAACGATTGCATTTGGCGAATTTCAGGATACTGAATTAGATTTAGTTATTGATAATAACTCATTTGAGATCGGCGACAAATTTAGTATCGGAATGGGAGTTATCGAACAAGGACATCAAGTTGTCGCCGAACAAACATATTGGGTAATTACCGACGCATCTAAAAATGTAGATGAATGGAATCAGGAAATTTGATACAATGTTAACACAATATAAAAATATCGAACAAATTAATAATACAACTAAATCTGTATCTGCCTCTAGGTTGCCTAATTTAAAAAGTAGCTTTTTGAGTTATGATGCAAATGAACGTGTTAAACAGGTTCCACAATTAGTTCAACAAACTAATGAGTCTAGAATTGAGTTGCATGTTTATTCTGGTGATACCTGGCTTACTGGGAATCATAAAATACAAGTTGTACAAAAAATTCCAGAATATCGAGATAAAAATACCAATGATTTAATTACATTACCAAGTCAACCGGTAGCGATTGATTTATACAATGAATTTGATCAATTACAATTAAATGCTGGTAACTTCCGCATTGTTGTTAATTTCTTTGAAAATTTAATTGGGAACTATGAACAACAATTTTTAAAAATAGATGACATATCTCCAGATCGTACTGAGGTTCGCTTACGTGCAATTGATGATTCAGATCCACAATTTTTAGAACAAATTGCATTGTATGTCAACACTGTTAATCAAACAACATCTACATATTATAATTCATACTTATTGAATTTTAGTAGAAATCAAAATGTATTGTTTGTTAACAGTGTTGTAATCGGCGAATACTTATACGTAAAATTAGCAGAGCCATTACCAAACACTTTCGATATAGATTTTAAGTGTTGGATTGTAAAAGAAGAAAAAGCTCCATACATTGATACTGTGGTAATTCAGCCGGTGTATACTGCTACACAAGTTAATCGACTAGCTAATCCAAATTGGCAAGCAACTGCTACATATAATACATCAACCGAGACTGATTTAAAAAATTGGAACGATTTATTAGGATCATCTGTACAAACTTCCCAACAAGTTGTCGATGCATATTTTTCAGGTAGTTTAGCTGGCGTTAAATTGAATATTGATTATTCTGATTTTAATAATTTTATTTTTTATAGTTCAGCAACCGAACGTTTAGAAAATTTCAAATATAAATTAGGTTTATTAGAATATTATACATCACAAAGTATAGCAGTATCGCAATTATCTGGAAGTGTTGCTACAACAAATGCAGCTGATTATAACACTACAAAAAATAATTTAATAGGCGGGTTTGATGCTTTTGAACAATTTTTATATTATCAGTCATCTTCGATATTAACATCGAATCCAATACCACATGAATCTCCGTCAGTGCCTTCGGTAACAGGAAGCTACATAACGCCGACACCAAAAACAAATTCAACAGTACCATATTCATTGGCTAGTACTACTAGCACTCAATTTATTACATGGTATGACAATTTATATGCAACAGCATCATTATATGATAGTTTAAATGCAAATGCATTGATATATGCAGTTCCAGAATATATTCGATATGATGAAAATAACATTCAATTGGCTACTTTTGTTAACATGTTAGGCCATCATTATGATATTTTGTATACATATATCAATCATATGACTAAAGTCAATAAACGTGAAGAAAATCCTAAATTAGGAATGCCAAATGAATTATTATATTCAGTTGCTAAGCAATTTGGTTGGAACCTAACTGATGGTCATCAGAATCACGAATTATGGCAATATGTATTAGGAACAAATGAATCAGGCACTCCGTTAACTGGGTCTAATTCTGTTGGCGATCCATCGGTATCTAGTAAAAATATGACTTATACAGTTTGGAGAAGAATTGTAAATAATTTACCGTACTTATTAAAAAGTAAAGGTACTAAACGCAGTGTTCAAGCATTATTATCATGTTATGGAATACCACAATCAATGATATCAATTAATGAATATGGTGGACCTAGAATTGATAGAGCGCCGGTATATGAAAAATTGAATTTTGATTATGCATTAGATTTAATTACAAATATAGCGGGTACTGTTCAAGTTAATTATTCACAGTCAATTAATTCAATTGAATTGAGATATCGAACAGCAGATGTAGTTACTACTCCTACTATTCCTAGTACAATGACACTATTTACAGTAGGTTCAAATGTAGTAACTTTGGATTATACAAGTGGTACATTAGGTACTATACAAATTAATGGTACGGGTTCAGCTGATATTGAAATGTTTGATGGTGGTTGGTTGAGTACTGTTTTACGAACTAATGGAAATAAATTAGATGTTGTAACTAAAAAATCTAAGTACGGCAAAATTGTCGCAGAGGTATCTGCTTCAGCAACTGCTTCATTTGCAACTACCGGTGTTGTTACATTAGGCGGTACTAGTATTGGAGCATCTAGATTGGTAGGCCAGTTACAAGAATTAAGATTGTGGTCAAGCAGTTTGCAAGATCCAGCATTTGATAATCATGTAAAAGCACCGGCTGCATATGATGGGAATATTAATTCATATGATGAGTTAGTATTTCGAGTACCATTAACACAAAAAATTAATCATACCTTGACTAGTTCATTGTCGGGAGTTGAACCAAATCAATCATTAATATCGTCAGCATCATTTGCTGGTTGGAGTACTGCTACACCATATGATTCAATTGAAGAAACATATTATTATGATGCAATTTCATTAGGTGCTGGTACATTTGATGACAACAAAGTTCGTTTAGAATCAAACAATTTAGTTGGATCATTAGATGTAAAAACTAGAGCAGAACGTAGTCAATTTGATAAAGCTCCAATTGATAGCAAAAAATTAGGTATATACTTTTCTCCACAAACAATGATTGATGAAGATGTATTTGCTCAGTTTGGATTTACCGCACTAGATGATTATATCGGCGATCCGGGTAATTTGAATGCAAAATCATATCCAGATTTAATTCACTTCGCACAATCATATTGGAAAAAGTATGATACAAAAAATGATATCAATGCATATATAAACATGTTCACATTGTTTGATTTATCATTTTTTAAACAATTAGAACAGCTGCTACCGGCTCGTGCTGATAAGTTGCTTGGAATATTAATTCAGCCGAATGTACTAGAGCGTAGCAAAGATACTATACTACCAACGGTTAAACCATATGATTCTAGTTATTTAACTGAAATTCAAAATACTCAACCAACAGCATCCGGCGATTATTTTTATTATATAGGCGGATTTAGTGATGTTATTCTAGATATTAATGCGATTGATGACAACCAATGGCAACTGTATTTAACAGCTTCTAATGCGGATAAATATGATAGTGCAATTTATTCATATGAATATTTATTGCGTTCTGGATCTACCTGGATTACTGCATCATCGCCTTATTGGTTAAGTGAAGCCGTTCAGCCAATTTATATAACAGGTGTACCGTCAACATATCAATATGTATCGGGGTCAACATTATCTGATGTATCTGATTATTTACCAACAGGAATAGCCAATCAACGTTATGCTGGCTCGCAAATGTCAAGTCCGGGATTTAATATTGCATCAACTCAAACAATTGATGGCGGACCGGTTGCAGAATGGTTTACTAGCAATCCAAATCAACTAATGTATCAGACAGCAGGCGACCAAGGAAGTTTTGTGTTAGTTTAACACCAAAATTAATAACATGTATATTTATATAAAATAAGGTTAAAACAATATGGGATATTTAGATAATACGTCGGTAACGATTGACGCTATACTAACATTAAAGGGACGCGAATTGCTAGCAAAAGGAGGTAGTGCATTTAGTATTACTCAGTTTGCAGTAGGCGATGATGAAATCGATTATTCATTATGGAATCCAGATCATCCACTAGGAACAAATTATTACGGTACTATCATAGAAAATATGCCAATAACTGAAGCAATTCCTGATGAAACTCAAGCATTAAAATACAAGCTAATTACATTGCCAAAACAAACAACAAATATACCGGTAATTACAGTAGGTAATACATTGATTACATTGGCAGCTCCAGGTGATAGTGCTATTATTGCTCCAAATACAAGCAACTTCCAAGGCGGTAATGCAAATTTAGGATATACCGCAATTTTGTCTGATTCAAGTGTAGCTGATATACAAGTGACTAGAGCATTACAAAATTCAACTTTACCAACTACTCCTAGATTTATTGGCGATAACGAAGATGCTCAAAGTGTAGCAGTATCTGGATTTGAATTCCGTGTAATTGCAAAACCACAATTCCAATCAGATAAAACTGCGACTATCACTGTAATAGGAAATGAAACTGGTGGCAGTGTAACAATTACATTAACAGTTAAACGAGTAACAGCTGTTACTACAAATCAATAATAGTTTAAATATGAATACAAATAAATATTCAATCGATCGGTTAAAATCTTTACCAAGACATGGTCAGAGATCTAACCGCACGGCTTCACCTGGAGTTTCTTTACTTCAAACACCTGCAGTTGGCGTAACTAGTCCA